CATTCATGAGAGAGTGGACATCATTATATGAATCTAAATCAGGTGAGCGTGGTATTTTTAATAGAAAAGCCGCCAAAGTAAAAGCATCTGAGAATGGTAGACGTGAGACTGACCATGAGTTTGGTTGTAATCCATGTAGCGAGATTATACTTAGACCATATCAGTTCTGTAATCTTACTGAAGTTGTTTGCAGAGAAACAGATGATATGCTTTCACTACAAGAAAAAGTACGTATGGCTACTATACTAGGCACATTTCAATCTACATTGACTAGCTTTAAATACTTGCGTAAAGTGTGGAAAGCTAATACAGAAGAAGAAAGACTACTAGGTGTGTCTTTGACAGGTATACTTGACTGTCCTGTTTTATCACCTGACAATAGTAACCTAGAATCTAATTTAGAAATATTAAAGACAGTTGCAGTAGAGGCAAATAAAAAGATTGCTAAAGACTTAGGCATACCACAATCTACTGCAATCACTTGTGTAAAACCTAGTGGCACAGTATCTCAGTTAGTAGATAGTGCGTCAGGTATACACGCAAGACATAATCCTTTCTATATTAGAACTGTGCGTGGAGATAATAAAGACCCACTTACACAGTTTATGAAAGAGAGTGGTATACCTGCAGAACCTGATGTCATGAAGCCTGACAGCACGACTGTATTTAGTTTTCCTATGAAGTCACCTACAGATGCTGTAACTAGAACGCAGATGTCAGCTATAGAACAACTAGAGTATTGGCTTATGTTTCAAAGGCATTGGTGTGAACATAAACCATCTGTGACTGTATCAGTTAAAGAAGAAGAGTGGATGGATGTTGGTGCATGGGTTTATAAAAACTTTGATGAAGTGTCTGGTATATCATTTTTACCTTTTAGCGACCACACATATGCACAAGCACCTTATCAAGATATAGAAAGAGAGGAGTATCTAGAATTACAACAAATCATGCCTAAATCTATTGATTGGTCTAAATTAGCAGAATATGAAAAAGAGGATACAACTAGTGGTGGTAGAGAACTTGCATGTACTGCTGATGCGTGTGAAATGGTTGACATACAGGCTAGTTAATGCTAGAAAGTGGTGAGTTGTTGTGGTGGCAATGGTGGTTATTAATAGCCATTACCATCAATACTATGATTAACTTAATAGTGTTTTTTAAAGGTAGAAAATTACACATACGAGAGTTATTACATTTAAAACCAAAAAGGAGAAGTAAATGAAAGACATGATAATAGGAGCATTAAAAACTAAATTACTAGGAGAGATGAATGGTCACATAGCTAATATAGAGGTTATGTTGACTAATCCTGTTGGAGTAGGAGATCATACTACTATAGTTGAATCTATTGATAAAGAGTTAGCTGCATTAGAATCTGCTAGTGGTAGGCTTAATGTTTTAATTAAATTTATAGAAAGACCTAAAGCAGAAGAAGAGCCTAAAAAGGAAAAGAAATGACAGCACATGCAAAATTTTATGTACCCAAAAAGGATGAGGAGTATATAACACCCTTTGGTCCTATAATGGGATATAAGAAACTGTCACCTAGCTTTGTTAAAAAGATGAATACTCTTATGAAAATGGAGCTAGATGATTGGTCAGATAATCTCGTTGGTAAAGTAAAACAAGAATTAAGATTTACTACAGAGATAGAGTCTTTATGGCTAGAAGAAGTTTCTCACTTCATAGGTAGATTTCATTCTTATGCAGAACATAGAAATTCTTTTGGTGTTAAGTCATTAGACACAGAAAATAATAACTACGGTATACAAGTTATATCAGGTTGGTTTGTGCGTCAGTTTGAAAATGAATATAACCCACTACATATACATACAGGATCTCGCATGTCTTGTGTAGGATATCTAGCTTTACCTAATGGTATTGAAAAAGAATGGGAAGAGGACTATAAAGACCACCATCCTGCAAATGGACATATACAATTTGCTCACGGTACACCATCAGGGTATAGTAATACAAACTTTATGGTCAAACCACAAGTAGGTGACTTTTATATATTTCCTGCTGAATTATTTCACTGTGTCTACCCATTTAAAACAAAAGGAGAACGTAGATCATTTAGTGTAAACTTTAGTTTTATAGAAGTGCCTAAAGAAAAAAAGAAACAATAACTTCATAAGGAGAATATGATATGCAGAAAAGAAATAAAAAACATAAAACTAGACAAGAGAGAGGTCTAGGAAAACATGATGCACCTTTAAGCTTACAATTCAATCAAGGGTTTAATGCATTCAAAAGAAAAAAGCTAATAAACCCTTTTGGTGAAATGACTATGCAGTCACGAGAATGGCAAAGAGGATTTAATTCTGCTTACTATGTACAATTAGAAAGGGTTAAAAATGCTGAAGCTAGAAGAAGAGGCGAGAAAGTTCATGCAAGATAGGTTAGTCATCAAAGAAGTAATGACTGCTGATTTTTATGAAGAACGAGCAAGTCTAACTGCTATTTATCCAAAAGAAAAATCCTTAGAGTATTTAGCTCTAGGCTTGACAAGTGAGGCTGGGGAAGTTGCAGGTAAAGTAAAGAAACTTATACGAGATGGTAAGGGCGATAAAAAAGCAATTGCATCAGAGATAGGTGATGTGCTTTGGTATTGTGCCATGTTAGCAAAGGAAACTAAAGTTTCTCTTAATGATATTATGAAAGATAACTTGAAGAAGTTATATAGTAGAAAAGAAAGAGGAACACTTCAAGGGTCTGGCGATAACAGATAAATTAATAACAGAGTATCAATCTAGAACTTAGAGCCTACAGATTGATACTTTGGTTTCTTTAAACCTGTTTTAAAATCAAACTCTTTTAACTTTTGATTTAAGAACAACAATTCCATATAAGGCTCTGTATCATCAAAATCTTCTCCGGGATGTCTTGACTCCCACTCTTTCATTAATATGTTACGGTCTGCTTTTGATAAGTTAAAGAATTGTGCTTTAGCTTTTTTCTCAATCATTTCATCTGTGTCATACTGTTCATCAAATGCCATTGCACCTTCTCTCGCCTCACTTTTTGCAGATTGTATCATAGAAAGCAAAGCTTTTCTTTTCAAGGCATCATTCTCATAACTGTTATAAACAGGACCATTTATAAAGTCTTTTAATTTTTCTTCTACAATAAAAGCCATTCTTTGTCTTGCATCTCTGTTGATATCAGCATCAGTTGTTTTTCTAGGAGTGTATTCATAATAGTCTAGATTCATTCTAGCAAATTCTTTTTCCACATCATTTTTTTCTTCCATAGGTGTTAATCCAGTTATCTGTCTAAACAACGGAAGTGTATTTTGTAGACCTGTAGTTCTTGTTGCAGTAGTTTGTGGAGCTCTTTCAAAAAAACCATCACCATCAGAGTGTGCCTCAAATGGAAAAGATCTAGTTGCTGTTTTTAACATGTAAGGTATAAATGCTACGTCATTACTGTCTGTTAACATTCTGTAGTCTGGATCTACGGCAGCATATATGTCTTTAATAACACCAGCTCCAACAGTAAATGTGCTTAAATAGTTTCCAACAAATCTTGTTATGCCTTCATAAGCTTGTTGAGTTAGCTTACCATCTGAAGAACCTTCAATAGCCATTTGTGCTGCTCTGTCAATCATCATTAAACCAGTTCCTGATCTACCAAAACCTCCAGTGAATGCTTCTAATAATTCTCTAGTATTTAAACTAGGAAGAACCTTATCATTATCATGTAATCTAGGCATAAAGGAAGAACCTTTAGGACCTCCATTTGTGTATAGTAAATCTGCAAACCAAGCATACGCAGTAAAAGGACCTAGAGATGCTCTAGCATCAAATGTACCATGACCATAAGGATTCTTATATTCATATGCACCCGTATTTTCGTCACCTAAATGTGCTCTCATACCATAAAAAGCACCAATCATAGATAGACCGGTTATTTGCTTTCCTATTCTTTCTGTCATGCTAGACTTGTTTAATATACCTCCTAACAGTGGTACATTTTTGTTATCTAACAAACCTATGATAGGTGCGTGTTCATAAAAAAATCTAAATTGATTTACAAGATATCTTGGAAAAGGAATAAAGGATGATCCAAAAGTGGTGCTAGAAAAGTCAATAAACGCAGCGGCTAACTGATTAAACTGTCCTTCTTTGCCTCTAAACTTACCTGTTTGATATGTAAAATCCAAAGCCTTTTCCATAGCAGTGGCTATACTCTTATCATCAAGTAAAGTCATTTTTTTCTTTTTAATAATTAAATCACTTAAATTTTCAACACCAGCTTTTCTAAATATACCAGTTGCATCTGCTCTTATAATTTTATCTATCTCTCTTGCAAAAACAGCTTTCTTAAATATGTTATCACTATAGGTGTTTAAGATATTAGCCTTTCTAGCAGTCTGCACCATTAAACCATTATCAGTTCCTGCGACACCAACATCACCCATTTCTCTAAATAATTGTTTAGCTAAATCTGATTTACCTAATTGTGTGTCTTGAAATAGTCTAACTAAAATAGCAGTTTCTTGGCTAGTTATCCCAGCTACCATATCTTTTAAAACTAAGGATTTCCCACCAACTTTTAATTGACCTTTTGCTGCACGAACAGCTTCTTTTCCAAGTCTTTGTACTTCTTTATCACTTGAGGCATTTAAAAATTTACCATATGCATATTTAGCACCAGCTTCACCTAAATTATCTAACGCATATACATAGTTACGCATATAACCGTTAGTTGTGTTTCTAACAGTAGTAGCTGTTTGTATAGTCATAAGTCCAATACGTGTCTTATTTAACTTTCTTATAAAATCACTGACACCATTTAAATTAACATTTACACCTAAAGCTTTAACTCTTCTATCTAATATTTCATCAGCTTTCTTTCTAGCCGCTTCTGTTGCAGTGCCAAGAGTTAATATACCTTTATCTAGCTCATCTAATTCTTTAAATAAACTTTTTCTTACTTCTCTACTTATTCTTCCCGCTGTTCCTAATGTTCTACCTGCGGCAGATACATCAGATACATATAGAGAGCTAAACTCATCTGCATTAAGACCATGAGCCTTTAATATGTTTCCAAATTCGTCACTTGTTAATTTACTAGAGTCTGCTAGACCTCTTCCTACACGAGATGTTATTCTCTCTTTTAAATCTTCAGCACTACCTTTTATTATTTTTCCATTCTTGATATCTTTTGGGTTAATAGCACCCTTTGCCTTTGCACCTTTTTCTTTAAATATTTTAACACCAGCCTCAATTTCTTCTTTAGTTATATTTCTTACTCCAACTTTATCTATTATAGTTGCTGCCGCAGAGGCTATGTTTTGAACCACCATATCTTCTAATGTTATTGCTAAGTTTTCTTGTTTAGTTCCTTTTAGTTTAAGCTTTACTTCTTCACCCTTTACTAGTTTTTCATTAGCAGTTTCTTTTAGTGATAATTTTAATTTGCTTTCTGTGTCTTTTGCAAACTTACCTACATTACCTTTACTAGCAAAAGTTTTTAATGTGTTAGTTTTATAAGCTTTTTTAGTTTGTGTAGTTCTCTTAGCTGCTTCTTTCATCACAACTGATTCAGCTACATTGCTCACTAAAGCTTTTCTTGTTCCTATTCCAGCACCTAATAGTGTTCCCGGAACTGTGCCTAAAGCAGTAGCTAATGCTACATTACCATAACTAAAGTCTTCTTCTTCTTTCTGCCCTGTGGTAACACGAGTTGTTTCTTGTGCTGCAGTAGTTGCAAGAGCACCACCACCCTCAACTACACCTGAACCTATAGCAGTTCTATATCCACCACCTAGAAATGCATTCTTAGCTGTTTCAAACTTTCCTAACTCTTGAGCACCTTTGTCTACAGCTTTTTTAGATACGTGAGATTTACCTTTAGCTTTAACACCATTTTTAATTATCTCTTTGATACCAAACCTAATACCTTGTTGAGCAGCCACTGCTCCAGCTTTAGCCGCACCAAAAGAAAACATTGAACCTATTGTTGATGGTGCAGTAATGATACCACCTAAGTAATCAGTAACAGTTTCTAAATTATACTCACCATTTTGTTTTTCAAAAGTAGACATGAGTCTATTCATACGCTCTAGACCAGCTTGATTACCTTTTCTCTCATAGTCTTGTGCTAAATATAAATCTCGCATAGCAGAAACTTCATTCACGTTTTGATAACGGAAATGTTCTAGGTATCTGTCATATATATCGTCGGGATTGTCTGAGTAATAGTCTTCTCTGTCTGCTAGAAATTGAGAAGCATCAGCCATGAAAGCTGCGTTGTCAGTTAATTTTTCTCTAGTTAACTCTTCAGCACTAAAATTATTATAATCCATTTGTATTCCTTATGATGTTATGTTGCCCATCAACTCTGTCAATTTAGTTTGAGCTTCTTTATAACCTTTTATATTATATTCTTCCTGAATAGCTTCTATTAGTTGTGTTTTAGTATCTACTATTATTCTAGAATCACCACCTGCTATTGCCTCTTTAAGTTTAGGTAAAAGTGTGTTTATTGTAACTTTAGAATCACCCTTCTTTTTTTCTTTTTCTACTTGTTTTGGGTCTGGAACACCAGTTCCACTATCTGTTTTTGCACTGCCACCTTCTCTGTTAACTGCAAATTGAACAAGCTCATCATTTGTATAAAAAGATTCATTAGCTACTTCTAGTGAATAAATACCGTTTATATTTGTTTCAATAATCTTTTTTCCTTCAGTAGCTGCTTGTAGTATTACAGCGTAGTTATTATATTGGTCATCTCTACCACTATTAATTCTAGACTCTTGAAGTTTATTCATATAATAATTTACACTTTTTAGAGCTAGTAGATTTTTTTCTTTCTGATCTGTAAAGCTAGTAAATGGATTGCCTAGAGATGCAGGTTTTGTGCTTATACCAAAAGCATTTCCTACAATACTAATAAGTTCATTTCTTGAAGAGTTAGTTTCTGATAAACTCAAACCTTTTTTAGGGGTAGTCTCTTGGATTATACTTCTAGTTAAGTCAATCTTTTCTTTAATTTTATCATATAAATCAGGATTCTCTTCACGATCAGTGCTTTTTAACATTGTAACCAATCTAAGTTCTTCAGCTTTTGGGTTATCTTGCATACCTAAAATTAAAGGATCTAGTTTAACTTTGATAGCAGTAGGTAGTTTATCCCCTAATGTATCATTCATATCTACACCTGCGGCATTTAACATAGCATTTGTTCTAGTTTTAATCTCTTTAGTAGAATCTTGTGCTCCACCAAAAAAGTTAGCTTTCATAAAACCTACGTTAGCACTATCTCCAAGTTGGCTCATGTCAACACCACTAATAGGTGATACAGTAGATTTAGCTAATGCAGATAAAGAAATAGTAGGAACGTCACCATTTAATTTTTTATTAAGTTGTAATTCTTGTATAGGGTCTGCACCATATATAGTAAAATTCTTTTTGTAATCTCTTGACTGAGATACTGCTTGATTAAGTCCTAGTTGACTTATTAAAGAATGTGCTGCTACTGGTGCTAAAGGATTGTTCATACCATCAGCACCACCCATATTAGCTACAATCTCCTCAACAAGTTTAGTGTTTTCTTTTAATTCTTTTTCAAACCTTTTCTTATCAGTAGCAGTTGACTCAAAGGCAATCTTTGTTAGATCGTCAATATTTTTTTGGGTTGCCTTCATGTCACTTTGGATTCCTCTATCAATAGATTTACTAACACCTTCAACAAAACCCAAGCTAAATTCTCTATCTAATCCTAATGCTTTTCCTAAACTACCTAAAAATGCCATTAACCTCTCCTTGCCATTAAGCCTTTTGGTTCTTCATCCATAGGCATCTCTTGTGGTTCTTCCATAGTCTCTTCTATAGATACATTTGGATCTACACCTTTTGTATTTTTTATGTTGTTAAGTATTTTTTCAACCATAGCTGGTCTCTCACCTTTAGTTTCTTCCATGCCTGTTACATATTTAACTTCAGCAGAATCTCCTATTAACATCATAGTTTCTACTAAAATAGGTATCATCAACATGCCTACATCCACACTATGTAATCCTTCCATAACACTAGCTAATTGTATAGTGTTAGCTAAAGTTGTTAAAGGTATTCCCATTTCCATGATATCTATTAGTTGCTCTCTAAAAGCAGGATTAGACATTCTTTCTGTATAATATTCTGCTGCTTCTTCTACAGTTGTATATGTAGGGGGTGTCTGCCAAGGTCTAGCACCTACCTCGTGAGTCATAGACATACCCGGGATTGGTCTATCAAAAGATGTATTATTAAGCTGATTCATTTATGCCACCATTTTTTCTTTTACCATTTATATACATTTGTATTTCTTTAGCAACTATAGCTGGTTGTTTAGTTTGATTATCACTTACTTTTGTAAAATTACCTTTTCTATTCATCATGCCTTTGCCTTTAGGTTTGCTAGGCTCATTTGATGGAACTCTTAACTGAGCAAAAGAAGTTAATATACCTTGTGATGGGTTTGTTATCATCCAAATAATCCTTTCTGAATTGCTGCACTTCCTAATGTACCAATCAAACCACCTATAGCTGTACCAGCAGAAGAGCTAGATGACATCTGATTAGTTTTCAGCATAGTATCTGCATCTAATTGAGCTATAGCCATTTTGTTAATTCTTTCTAATTGATTGTCAGCACTAGTCCATGCCCATTCCATAGTATCTGCATAGTAAGACCATAAGTTATCATATGCCTCTTTAGAGATATCTAAGATAGCATTTGCATTTAATTCATTAGCTCTGTTAACAGCGGCAGTATCAGCAGTAGCAATCTCTCTTCTCCATACTGCATTGTTCTGTGCTATTGCAAGTTGATTAGTAGCATTATATTGGTCACGTTGATTGTTCATTTCTGCATTAAATCTCTCTACAGTATTTACTTGACCTGCATTAAATTGAGATTGTGCATTAGCTTGTGTAGCATTAAACTGTGCAGTCTGTGTAGCTAAATTAGCAAAGAATTGATCTACTTGATTCTGTGATGTAGCATTGAATTGTCTAGCGGCATTCTCAGCAGCTTGATCTGTAAACAATGCTTGTGTTCTTTGTTGAGCTTTAAACAAATCTGTCTGCTGTTGATTACTTAAATTAGCCATATCTAATTGTAAGAAGCTTTGTGCATTTTGTACAGCAGCTTGTTGTCTGTTATTTAAATTAGACATATCAAGATTAGCTAATGCCGCGGCTTCAGCAGCAACCATAGCTTGTCTATTACTCACGTTGTTTAAATTCATAGTGTTTACAGCACGACTGTTTTCCATTGCTATGTTTTGGTCTGCTGTAAAATTCATATTAGCTATATCACCAATCTTAGCAGCATTTTGTACTCTCGCTTGAAAGTTTTGGTCAAACTCTTGACCTATAAATGTTGCTCTTTGTTGAGCTGCCAACATAGCACGTTGCTGTCTGTTTGTTAAGTTTTGTGCTTCAAAACTAGCCACAGTTTGAGCATCAGCTTGTGCAATTGGTAATGCTGATTCTAAGGCTGCTTGAACCATAGCTTGTCCTGCAATGCTAGATGCACCCAAACCTCTTGCTGCCATTTGAGCTTGAACACCTCTTAATGCTCCAGCCGCCCATGAAGGTGGATTTGTTGCATCAAAGTTTGCAGTTAAACTTGCTAATTGTCCTTGTACAGTCGCTTGGTCAGTTGGTGTAGCTGTCGCTGCCTGTATCTGTTCTGTATAAGCAGATGCAGTTTCAGCATTCGCTGCTCCAGTGATTATTTCTCCTGATTGAATTTGTCTTTGTATGGGATTATTTATTAGAGTTGCGTTCCCTTGTGCGGCAGTGACATTGCCTACACTAGATGCTGTTTGTTGAGCCGCTGTAACTTGTGCTCTTGGATCAGTAGGATTTATTTGAGCAGCTTGAGTTGCAGATAAAGCACTGTCAACAGCAGTTGCTGACCTTTCTGCTGCAGTAATGTTTGCATCTTTTTCAGCTTGTTGATTAGCAGTCGTTGTTGCCGCCATTGCTGTTGGCACACCTACTGTTCCTCCAACTTGACCTAATCTTGGGTCTATTAATTGCTGTTCTGTTACTTGTGTTCCTACAGGTATTGTTACACCACCTTGAGGTAATGTAGGAGTTTCCATCATTTTAGCTGACACTGAGCCTATTGTATCATCTGCTGTAAAATCAGATTCAGTAGGAACATTAGCTTGTGTTAATTGTCTAGGTTGAGCTTGTCCACCTGTTTGTAATTTAACTACAGAACCACCTTTAGCCATTTCTTGTGCTCTAGTTCTATAGACAATCATTTCACGTTCTTTATCAGGATTTTGCTTTAAATAATCATCAAAGTTTTCCATACTACCAGCATATCCCATGCGAGTAGCTATTTTTTGTAATCCTTGTGGTTTAAAACCTTTAAATCTTGCCATTATTTAATACTCAATACTCTATCTAGTTTGTCTTCTAATCTATGCAAAGCCTCCATAACTCTGCCAAGATCTTGTCTAACGTCTTCTTTTGTTGCATACTCTTCTCGTGTCTTGTTCAAGAGTATCTGTATGCGTTTGACCTCTTGAAACATCTTGTTAAATGCCCACCCAAATGGTACAACGACCATAGTCAGGATTATGTTCCAAAATAACATTGCGTCAATTTCCATGATTAGTCTGCTTCTTGTATTGTGTTGCCTTCCTTGACCCATTCTTGAATTGCTTGATAATGTCTGTTATCAGGGTCTAGTGGTACACACAATTTCTCATTATTTATTATAATATCTATTGATGCGTTTTTTTCTGTCATAGGGTCTTTCATATATTTTGCACTTGTTATATTCATGTTAATACCTATAATTCTGAATCTGCTGTTAAATTATACTGTTGTAGCGTCATACTAGAAGTTCCATTCATCACCCAAGAGATGTTTTTACTACTAGATTGTGTTGAGAGAAGTGTAGTTCCTCCATTTTTCCAAGAGCCATCATAATATGAATTATCACCTGCTGAACCTCCACTTGATGAAGCACCGGGATAAAATACAACTGTTGGGTCTGCTCTCATATCAACAGGTAAAGAGAAATTAGTGACTGTATCATTTGAAGAATAAACTTCTTGAAAATGATAAATAGCATCATTTAGATGAACAGCAGGAGCAGTTCCTAGTGGAAATGTTTTGTAAAAATACCTTTGACACAAAGCTAATTCATCACCGATTGACCTATGCTCAAATGGTGTGGCTACAGAGCCTACTTCCATTTGCACTCCAGTAAGAAAGAATGTTCTGTCTGTGCTGTCAAAGAAAGATGTATTACTTGAGTTTACTCTATTTCCTTGTACAGACGCTGCCCAAGTATTTGACACGTGTGTTCCACTTGTATAAGTTGAACCTGCGTGTAACCAAAAGTTTAATTGAATAGAAGCTGCATTATCATCGTCAAGAACACCAGTTGTATCAGCATCAAAAGTTAAAACAATTCTATTCCATGAAGTTGTTACATTAAAAGTTTGAGAATTTATCCTGTCATTATCTCCATCTTTAAACTCTAGCTGATAAGTTGCATTTGCATTGCCTTTTACGTAAAAAGATATTGTAACTTTTTCTGCATCAGATGTACCTTTTTTGAGTTGTTGCACATCTTGACCTTCTATTAAATATCTAATAATACCAAACTCACTTGCTGCGATAGATGTGTCAGCAGTAGTGCAATCTAATTTTAAACAATTTGCAAAGCCACTAGGACCATCGGCAGTTTGTGTCATTGTGGCACGACCAGAGGTGCTACCAAGTATTTTAAATCGGTCTAATGTTTCATACTGTGACGCATCAAAAACACCTGTCTCTGATGTACTTCTTTGAGCAACCTGCATCGCACCATTGATAACAATATTCCTTCGCCCACCAATCTGACTATTGGTTAGGACTTCACCCATCTTTGCTAATTCTGCTGCTTTGGTCATGCTAAATCTCCAAAAAAACTTATCGCTGCTACATCTGTGTCTTGTCCTGTACCCCCAGTATTGCTTACTCTTATCTCTGCTGCAGTGGTTGTTCTAGCATCATTAGCATCATTAGTACAAACAACTGCAAAATCACCAACAGTACCAATATCACCAGTCGCATGAACTACATAGTCATCATTTCCCATAGCAGAACTAATTGTATTTTTATACTCGCCTGTTCCACCATCAGTTAAACTTGAGTGATTAAAACTATCTCTAGCAGCAATCGTTCCTGTTCCATTTAATTGCACCCAAGCCTTTGCTGTACCCTGATTGATTGTACTCATAGCAGTAGAATTATTACTACTTGCATCTGTTAATGTGTTTACTCTTAATATACTAGCCATTATGCGAGGTCTCCCATTACATGACAAACAGGTTGAGTGAAATCACCATCTTCTTCAAATACTATTGTATTGCCACTATTACTACCAGTATGAACTCTAACACCATCAGTGGCAGTGTCATGTACTTGACCCATTCTTAATCCTGCTCCATCATTATTGTTATTATGATGGTCAGCTAATGCACCATAATTTGCACTAGACATATTATTTGTAAAATTACCATTATGCTCACCTGTAGCATTATCTGTTATGCTACCAATATTGAAGCTATCATTTGTTGTGGCAAAATTTGAAGATATGTTGTACCACACTTTACACAACCCTTGTTGCAGATTAGTTGTTGTACTATTGCCTTCACCTGTAACAGATATAGAACCTGCTGTAGTTACACCTGTAAATTTATCTACTTTAAGTTCACTTGCCATTATGCTAAGTCTCCTGCTATTTGAGTTGTTATCCCACTTGCATCATCAGCAGTGCTATTTGATGAACCCCTCCTAAAAGATAAAATAGGCATTGTTCCTGTACCTAATGTTGACCAAAGTGCATATCTATTATTACTTAATCCTGCATTACAATTACCAGAAAAATTACTATTTGACATATTATTAGTAAGGTTTTGTGTTGTATCACCTTCACCATTATCAGTTAAACTTCCAACATTAAAACTGTCTGATATTGTATGTGAACTGTCTTGTACAAAATGACACCAAACTTTTACCAATGACTGCACAGTATTCTGCGTAACTGCACCACCATCAGATACATAGGTTGAAGTATTGGCAACCTTTACATTCGTGCCACCTGACCCTGCTTTATCTACAATGGTATCTACATTTAATTGTGAACTCATACGATACTCCAATATCCATTAACAGTAACTGTTGCTGACTGTGTTATAGGACCACCTGATACACCATTCTCATCACTGTCTATTGTAATGTCGGCACTTATTGTCTGTCCATTTAATCTGATGATTGAGTTGTTACCTTTGAATGGGTATCTGTTATCTGATTCAGTCTTAGTATATGTCTCGTTGACAGAGAACACATCATAGGCTACCATCTCAACTATGTCATTAAGTGATGCACCCTGTACAAGCACTACAGATGTGCCTGTAGTCGCTGTGTAATCATCTCCCGGAACAAGTAATATACCATTTTGATATACGTCTAGGTACAAGCTATCTGTGTAGGTAAGTGTCAATGAGTTTGCATCAGAACCACTGAAGGATGTTTGCCCTGCTGTGGCTTGATATTGAAATCTGTTACGCACTCCCTGTGAAGGAGATTTGCCTATGTATGCCATTACGCACTCTCCAATGCTGTAATTCTAGCTTCTAACTCTTGTATGGTCTTTACGAGCAATGGTACAAGGTCACTCTTATCAATACTTTGTGCTTCTATTTTACCATTTTCATCAACAGCATCTTTCTTACCATTTATAGCATAAGGCACTATTTCTTGTACTTCATGTGCTAAAAAGCCATCAAACACAACATTAGAATCATCATTCTTCCAAGTAAATTTACATGGTTTTAGCTGTTTTATTTTACTTGTTGCATCAAAGTCATAATTAATATTTTCTTTTAATCTATAATCTGATGACGTTAAAAACTGAACGGCAGCACTTGTTCCATTTCTTGCAACTTGCCCTATTGTAGAGCCATCTGATGTTCTACAAACTAAAAAACCTGCACCACTTCCATTATCAGTCATTTGACTTGCAAGAGCAGAATATGAAGCAGAAGCAAAATAAATTGTTACATGAGATGAACCTTCTGAAGTACCATTTATTGACATTTTACCACTGGAATGAACACGCATACGTTCTGTTTCATTTGTATGAAATTCAAGGGCATTATCAGAATTATCATGTCTTATTCTACTTAGTGTATGATTGTCAGTATCGCCCATGAGAATACCAACATTATTTGATGTGCCACCCTCTAAGCCAATATACATATCAGCAGAAGTATCTTTAATATGCAATCTTCTTACTGGAGTAGTTTGCCCTATTCCTACTTTTTCTGAACTATCTATGGTTATAGCAGTAGCATCACTAGAATCAGAGATACCAGTGTTTAAGCCACCTCTATTTACTTTTGTTAAAGCCATCCGTTACTCCTTATGCGTATGGACTGTCACCTAATATGCTTGTATCCCAAGCAGCTTTTAGCTTTGCAATAGTGTCTGCATCTGTGATTGCTTTCGCAGCAGGTGCATCTCTAAGTGCTTTCTTCTTAGTTACACTTGCAGATTGAGCAGAACTGTCTCCTGCTTCAAGTGCTTTCATATACACTACATCTTCAGCTTCAAGTAAAGGCTTTCTTGCTTCTCTTACTTTATCCTTGAATATAGTTTTTGCTACAGCTAAGTCCTCTGAAATAGTCTTACCTGATAATGTCCAAGCACCTCTGAAGTGCCTGTCTGAAGGAACAGTAGCATCTGAAGCAGATATACTGTTACCATCTTTGTCTACTATGTTTGTTGTTGCCATTGATTTCTCCTCTAAGCAGCTTCTTCATTATGCGTGGTATTTATTTCTTCATTAATCTTCCAAGCATTTCGCCACACTCTTGTGCTTGGTAACTGTGACTTAGTACAAATGACCATACGTGGCTTGTTGGCTTTATCATAGTTTCGCCATACGTGCTGTGGTATGTCTTTCATAATAAGATATTCTATTGCTCTTTCTTCTGTCATTGCTTCAATAGGTTTTGTGTTATGCAACAAGTAACCTCTTGTATGCTTTACAAAATCAGGTTTGTCTTCATCCTTCTTGAGTTCCCAATAGGCTTCTACAGGTGGTAATATGCCACCCTGCAATGCACAAGCCATCCAATTAGGGTCAGGATGTGTAATCTTTGCA